AATTCTCCTGCTATTCGTAGTAGCGAAATGCCTAATGCAAAACTTGCTCCAGTTAATTATTCTGGTGCTTTAGCTGAAGGGTTACAAACTTATCAAGATACTGCTTTAAAAAGAGCACAAACTGATAATTTAAAAAAACAAAACGATGTTTTAACACAAGATATTTTGTTAAAAACTGCTGATGTATTAGGTAAAGATTATGCTAATAAAAAAATGAAATTTGAAATAGATAATCAACCTGAATTGTTTAAAAGTACATTAGATGGATTAAAGGCTAATACTAGAAAAGCAATTATGGATACTATTTCAACCGGTGCTTCTAATATGAGAGCTAATCAATTACATGATTTAGCTATGAAAGAAAGAAAACAAGGGTTAGTTAATATTGTTCAAGATTTAGCTAATAAAAAATCATTAAATGCTTTAACTAATTCTCAAAGACAAGAAACTTTACAACGTGTAAAAAATCTTAAAAATACAAATGCTTTACAACAAATAGAAAAAGCAATGAAAGAAAAAGGTGTACAACCTACTGACAATTATTTAATGCGTATTGGTTCTCAGCTTATTAATGCTGATGATGTTAATCGTGCTAAAAATCGAATTATTCAATTTATAAAAGGTGGTCGTCCGTGGTAATTATGGAAAAATTTGTAAAAAATTGGATTTATAAATTATCACGTTATAATTATCCAAAAATTTATTTTAGTGATGGTAGTTATAGAATTGTAAAACCAAAAAAAAATATATGGAAAAATTTATAGAGTTTATTCAAGAGTCTATTAAAACTATAGAGAATATGGAATTAAAGGACCAGCAAAAATCCCTAGTTGCATCTAGGTTAGATAGTATTTGTGGATTACTTCAAATAACAATGTTTCATTTAAAACAAAACGAAAATGAGAAATCGTAGAGGTTACAAAGGACGTAAGTCCTACGGTCGTAAAGGTTACGGCAAGAGAAGTAAAGTTTCAAGAACTTATTACATGTCACGCGGTGGAATCCGTTTATAATTATGGCTAAGAATATTTTTAATTCAATTCAGTTAAAGAAACCTAATAGAAATTTCTTTGACCTTACTCATGATGTTAAGTTATCTGCTAATATGGGAGAACTTACTCCTATTCTTACTTTGGAGTGTGTTCCTGGTGATAAGTTTGATATTAGTTGTGAGAGTATTATTCGATTTGCTCCTATGGTTGCGCCAGTCATGCATCGTATGGATGTAACTATGCATTATTTCTTTGTTCCTAATCGTATATTATGGGGAAATTGGGAAGCTTTTATTACTAATAATGGAGCAACGCTTACACCTGGAGATATTGTAGCCCCTTATATTGAATTTGATAATGGTTTACCTGTTCAATATCAAAAGTTAATGGATTATATTGGAGTACCTCCAAATAATACTGCTTATGCTCAACGTGTTTCTATGTTGCCGTTTGCTGCTTATCAAGCTATATATAATGAATATTATAGAGATCAAAATCTTATTGAGCCTGTTAATTATACCTTAATTGATGGTAATAATGGTTCTAATTATGATGATTTATTGTCTATGCGTAATAGAGCGTGGGAACATGATTATTTTACTGCATGTTTGCCTTGGGCTCAAAAAGGTGCTCCCGTTGATATTCCATTAGGTGCTATTTCTGGAAATGCACCTGTATATTATGAAGGTAGTTCAGGTGGTTCACCTACTGTACTTTCTGGGTCACCTTATTCTAAGACTGTTCCTCCTCAACCTTCTGATTCTACTACTACCGATTTATTTGCTCAAACTGATGGTTTATCTGTTGAACCAACAACTATTAATGATTTACGTCGTGCTTATAGATTACAAGAATGGTTAGAAAAAAACGCTCGCGGTGGTACTCGTTATATTGAGAATATTTTATCTCATTTTGGTGTAAAATCTTCTGATTCTAGATTACAGAGACCTGAATATATTACTGGTGTCAAAACTCCAGTAGTTATTTCTGAAGTTTTAAATACATCCGGTACGCAAGATCAATTACCACAAGGTAATATGGCTGGACACGGTATTTCTGTTAGTTCTGGTCGTTCTGGTTCCTATTATTGTGAAGAACACGGTTATATTATTGGTATTATGTCTGTTATGCCTAAAACAGCATATCAACAAGGTATTCCAAGAACTTTCTTAAAAACAGATCCTTTAGATTATTTTTGGCCTACTTTTGCTAATATTGGTGAGCAAGAAGTTAAGTTAGAGGAGTTATACGCTTATACTAATCAATCAGGTTCTACATTTGGTTATGTTCCACGATATGCTGAGTATAAATATATGCCTAGTAGAGTTGCTGGAGATTTTAGAACTTCATTAGATTATTGGCATCTAGGACGTATTTTTGATAGTGCTCCTACATTATCTCAAGAGTTTATTGAGTGTACTACCCAAGAAACCGAACGTATATTTGCTGTTAATGATCCTGATGTTCAAAAATTGTATTGTCACGTATTGAATAAAATTAAGGCAGTGCGCCCAATGCCTAAATACGGTACACCTACTATATAATGTCTTCTCGATGTATAACTCCGTTTCAAGTTAGAGATAAAATTACTAATCAATGGATGGCGCTTCCATGCGGTAAATGTCCTAATTGTATGAAACGGAGAACATCGGGATGGTCTTTTAGGTTGGTAAAAGAGGGCGAGCGTTCTGAAACTGCTTTATTTGTTACTCTTTCTTATAATACTAAATACGTACCTCTTACTAAGAATGGATATATGACTCTAAATAAAAGGGACATCCAAACTTATATGAAACGTCTTCGGAAATTGTCTGATACAAAACTTAAGTATTATGTATGTGGTGAATATGGAAGTGAAAGAGATCGCCCTCATTATCATATGATTATATTTAATGCTGATGCGGAAAAAGTTGAACGAGCCTGGAGCCAATACAAACCTGGTATTGGGTATGTGTCTTTTGGTAATATATATATTGGTGAAGTTAATGAAGCTTCTATAGGTTACACTCTTAAGTATATGCAAAAACAAGGTAGAATACCTAAACATAAAAATGATGATAGACAAAAAGAATTTAGTCTTATGTCTAAAGGTTTAGGTCAAAATTATATTACTGATTCTATTATAGGTTGGCACAAAAATGATTTATTAAATCGTATGTATGTACCAATGCTTAATGGTAAAAAAATTGCTATGCCTAGGTATTATAAGAATAAAATTTATTCTGAAACGCAAAAGTTATTGATTAATAATCATCTTAAAATTCTTATGTCTGATGAAGCTGTAAAAGCTGAAACAAAATTAATTGAAGAATTTGGTGAATTTGCTGAAAAAGTATTAGTTGAACGTCATTCAAATTCATTTGATAAAATGTATAAACATACCCAGTTGGGTAGAGATAAATTAGATAAATATGAAAGTTAAAAATTCTTTAAATGCAAAAGATTTTGTAAAAAGTTATAAAATTTTTACACAACCGTCTTTAACGGTACCTGATCAAACAATGTCTATTAGAGAAATATTACAAAGGTATTCAAGGGGCTTACCTATAGGCGGTCGCCTTGATGTGTACTATGATGAAGAAGATGATTTGCCAGATCCAAGAACACTTGATTTAGCTGAGCGTCAAGAAATAGCTGAAAATTATAATAATGAGATTAATGAAATTAAATCTCGAAAAAAAGTTATCAACAATGTTGATAACTCTGTGGATAACTCCGAAGGAGATATCCAAAAAAACGTGGAAACGGAATCGTAAGGGCTTTGCCCTGGATTCTGTTCCACAAAAGCCCCGATGAGGGGCGATAAGCACTAATAACCCTTGGTATATTAGTGCTAATTGACACTAATTTAAAAAATAGTGTTATATTTGAGTATTAAACGAAACGTAGTGTAGTGTAAAACGAAAAAACAAACACTATATTTAAATGTCAATTAATAAAAAAAATTATGGATCCCTTAATAACTGCTTCGCTTATTCAAGGCGCTTCTAGCGTAGGTGGCTCAATTGCTCAAGGTCAAGCTAATTCTGCTCAAATGGCTTATAATGACAGACAGTATGAAAGACAACGTAAAGATGCACTTGCTGATTGGACTATGCAAAATGAATATAATAGTCCTAAATCTCAAATGGCTCGTTATAAAGATGCTGGATTAAATCCTAATCTTATATATGGTCAAATGTCTAATTCTCCTGCTATTCGTAGTAGCGAAATGCCTAATGCAAAACTTGCTCCAGTTAATTATTCTGGTGCTTTAGCTGAAGGGTTACAAACTTATCAAGATACTGCTTTAAAAAGAGCACAAACTGATA